TCTATGAAGATCCAACTACTAATAAACCAACGTTTCAAAACTATTGGCCAGGTGATGTAGCTGCAGCAGCAGATGCATTCATCTACGATGATCCTGATGACTTATTCGAAGTTCAGACGGCTGGAACTCACACTCAAGCAGTTGTGGGAAGAGCGTGTGATATGGTTTATGCAGCAGGTTCAACAGTAACCAATGGTAGATCTAAAGAGGAACTTGCAGGATCAGCAGGAGCAAACGATATGTTCACTGTGCTTAGATTAACTGAAGATCCTTCAAACAGCGACGTTTCAACAGCGAACTCTAACTGGATAGTTAGATTCAATGTTGGTAAACATGTATACCTAACTGGAATATAGGAGTAAATAACTATGGCAATATCACGACAGCAGCTCATCAAAGAGCTAGAGCCCGGTTTAAACGCTTTATTCGGGTTGGAATACAAACAGTACGCAGATCAAACTAAAGACATCTACGTGACAGAATCATCTGACAGAGCTTTCGAAGAGGAAGTAATGTTATCTGGTTTTGGTGATGCAGCAGTAAAACCTGAAGGTCAAAACGTAAGTTTTGATACAGCTCAGGAAACTTACACTGCAAGATACACGATGGAAACAATTGCACTTGCTTTTGCAATCACAGAAGAAGCAATAGAGGACAACCTTTATGACAGACTTTCTTCTAGATACACAAAAGCTTTAGCAAGATCTATGGCGAGTACTAAGAATACTAAAGGCGCAGCTTTACTTAATAATGCGTTCACATCCGGAACTTTCGGAGATGGACAATTTCTTATAGTAAATTCGCACCCTACGTTATCTGGTAATCAAAGTAACTTGTTAACGAATGCAGCAGACTTAAACGAAACTTCTTTAGAAGCGATGATCATTCAGATCGCGCAAGCTAAAGATGAGAGAGGTCTGAAAATTGCAGCTAAACCTAGAAGAATGGTTCTTCCGGTTAACTTGCAATTCGTTGCAGAGCGATTGATGAAATCTCAAGGTAGAGTTCAGACAGCAGACAATGATATTAATGCAATCAAAAACATGGGAGCAGTTCCAGAAGGATATGTTATTAATAATTATTTAGCTGATGACGACGCTTGGTTTGTAATCACTGACGTACCTAACGGAATGAAACATTTCGATAGAGCACCGTTGAAAACTTCAATGGAAGGCGATTTCGATACTGGAAACGTTAGATACAAAGCTAGAGAGAGATACGCATTTGGATGTTCAGACTGGAGAGGAATCTTCGGAACACCTGGAGTGTAATCTTAAACAATTTATGTGGCGGAACATAGTTTCGCCACATTTACTAAATAGAAAGAAAAAATGAAAAAATTCCTAGTACAAATTAATGCTTATCAATATCACGCTAAATTTGAGGTTTTAGCTGAAGATAACGTTGAATCTATTGAAAATTCAATAGTTGACAAACTAGGACAAAAAGATATAAAGTGGGACTATCTTGGAGAAATGATGGACCCAAGAGTTAAAAGAATAACCTATGAGGAGGTTATAGATGGTACAAGACCTGTACAAACAGAAAAGGTCCTTGGAGTTGAGGTGGCAACTGGAGTATGAGCAATTTGGTAAATATACTCTGGATATGGTCAAGATTGATGACAAGATTAAAGAAGTTATCACTGACATTAAACTCGAAGAGGCTAAAATTGCAGATAGAGAAAATGCAATTAATGGAGCTGCCGCACAAGTTTCTGTAGCTACTTAAACAAAAGCTACATCGCTGAAATCGTACATTTCTCGTAGGATCGCTTGCACTCTTCAATAATTTAAGCTATAAATCACTTACTATACAAATTTAATAATCATATAAATGTAGACGCGTATAGTCGACTGCCCTAGGGACTACATTTAAATATTCTAGGAGGAATATTATGGCAAACACAACGTTTAATGGTCCAGTTAGATCCGAAAAAGGATTTCAACAGATCAATAAAGCAACTAACACAGGAGTTGTTACATCAAGGTTTCTAGGAATGAAACCAGATTTAACTAGCTTAACAGCTACTGCTGTTGGAACAGGAGCTACTTTAACTTACACTGCTAATGTAATTACAATTAATAATTACACAGGCGCAGCTGCTCAAGCGGTAACATTACCAGCAGCAACTGTAGGAACTATTGTAGTTCATCTTCAATCAAAAGATGTAGCGCATTCATCANTTNNTACANTAAGTTTTGATTGTGCAGGTAGTGATGTATTTAGAACTGGTTCAAAAATTGAAACTACTTCTGGTGCAGAAGTAACTATTGATACGTCTATCGCAGATGAAACTAAAATGACGTACACACCTGTTAATGCAGCAACAAATATATTTTCAACTGGTTGTTATCTATATTTCACATGCTTTGAAAAAGGTATTTGGAATGTGGCAAGTGACCTATCAAAATATACAACAGCTACTGCAGGAACTTTCCTGTTCAGTGCTTAATAGATAAACTTTGTGAGCTCCTTCGGGAGCTCGCAGAATAGGAGAAAAATTATGAGTACATACCCAGTAGATATAAAAAGTACTAACATTACTTCAACTGGAGCTGGCACTATTTTTGCTGGCCCGTGTAGAATACTTGGACTTTCCTATAATGGAAGTGCAGGTGCAGGAACTATCGTTATTCAAGATGGTAGTACTACTATATGCACGATTGATTCAGGCACTGGAACAGAATATATGCAGTTTCCAGGAACTGGTCTTCGTTGTGAAACAAGTGGAAAATGCACTTTAACAACTGTTGACAAAGTTACATTCTTTTACGGTTAGGAGGATAAATGGCAACATCAGGAACCGTTGCATTTGAGCCTTCGATAACACAATGTATTGAAGAGGCTTATGAAAGATGCAATGTACAATTGACATCTGGCTATAGTCTTAAAACTGCCCTTTTTTCACTTAACATTTTATTTTCTGAATGGGGAAATAGAGGTATTCATTTTTGGGCCGTTTCTAATACTAATATTTATTTAAATAGTGGCCAAAATACTTACGATATTTTTAAAAGTGCAACATCTAGAGGATCGGACACCACTAATCCAGCTAGATCAGATGCTTCTAGTACTTTTATTTATAATGCTACAGATATTTTAACAGCTTCTTATAGAACTGATGATGGCACTACTTCTCAAGCAGATATTACATTAACTAAAATTGATAGATCTACTTACGCGGCTTTAACCAATAAAGAATCTCAAGGAACTCCAAGTCAATTTTGGGTTCAAAGATTTATTAATAAAACTACTATAACTACTTATATTACACCAGGTTCTTCTCAAGCTGGTAAATTTCTTAATATTTATTATGTTAGAAGACTCGAAGATCCAGGAATCGCGTTCCCTGATACAGGAGCACCTCAAACAAGTGGGACGCCATATGCTAATCACCCAGAAGTACCTTATAGATTTTATCCATGTTTAGTTTCAGGGTTGGCTTTTTACCTAAGTCAAAAAATTAATCCTGCAAAAACACAAGAATTAAAATTATATTATGAAGATGAATTAGCTAGAGCGCTGGCAGAAGATGGTTCAGCTTCTAGTACATTTATAACTCCTCAAACTTATTATCCGGCGGTATCATAATGACAGCTCGATTTTCTCAAGGGAAATATGCTTTGTCAATTTCCGATAGGAGTGGTCAAGCATTTCCTTATTTAGAAATGGTTAGAGAATGGACAGGAGCATGGGTCCATATTTCTGAATATGAACCTAAATCTCCTCAATTAGAAATTAAAGTTACTGGAGGAGATCCCCAAGCTTTAATGCATGCAAGGCCTGCTAGAACTGAATTTGAGACTACTACTTTACTACAATTTAATCCTTTCTTTACTACAACAGCTGGAACTTCAGTAATTAGAGTTTATCAACCAGGACATTCTAGAACTATGGGAGAAACTTATAGATTTTATGGACCCCCTACAGTATCACCAGGTACAGGAACAACAAGTAATCCAGTAGCTACTTATGCTAATGTTCCTAATTTTGATGGTATTGATGGGGCTACCATTTCAAGAGCCGCAGGCCATGTTATCTCTCAATGGGGTACTACTTATGTTCAAACTTATAATAATTATCAATTTACAGTTAGTGGATCTAGTGCTACAACTGGTAATGTACAAGGAGGAGGAACTGTTTCTATAGGACCAGTTACCTTACAAGCATAATGGCAGGATATACATACGCAACTTTAACAACAGCAATTAGAGATTATACTGAAGTAGATAGCTCACTTTTTACATCATCTATTATAGATAATTTTATTATGTCTGCTGAAAATAGAATTAATAGAGATGTAGCAACTGATGCTCAAAGAAAATATCAAACAGCTACTTTAATTGTAGGTCAAGGAACTTATAATACTCCTGGTAATGAAGATTTTATTAGAGCTATTAAATTAACTGATTCTAATAATGATATGTGGTATCTTCAAAAGGTAGATCAAACTTTTTTAGATGAATATACTCAAGATGAAGTAGCTAATACAGGTAAACCTAGATACTATGCTATGTTTCAATCAGGTCAAGGAACTAGTAATAATACCAATTATTACAAAATTGCCCCTTCTCCAGACGCTACTTACACTATTGAAGTAGAGTATTCTATTATGCCGGATCAATTAAGCTCTACTAATACCCAGACTTTCTTAAGTCAGAAGTTCCCTAATGGTATGCTTTATGCCTGTTTGATAGAGGCTTATGGATTCTTAAAAGGTCCAATGGATATGTTGACATATTATGAAAATAGATATAAACAAGAGGTAGATAAGTTCGGTCTTGAACAATTAGGAAGACGTAGAAGAGGTGATTATACAAGTGGAACTATTAGAATCCCTTTAAACACTCCTTCCACAACTGATGCAGGACTGATTAAGTAGGAGATTATTATGGCAATAACAACTAGCGCAGTGTGTAATTCATTTAAAAATCAACTTTTAAGTGCAACTCACAATTTTACTCAAACATCAGGTAATAAATTTTATTTAGCTCTATATACTAATAGTGCTGCAATTGGAAAATCTACAACAGATTATTTAACTGGTGGTGAAACAAGTGGTACAGGATATTCAGCAGGTGGAAAACTTTTAGCTGTTGCTGGACAAACTCATAAGTTATCTAATAACACAGCAATTGTTGATTGGGCTAACCTTTCTTGGTTAACTGCTTCAATTACAGCTAGAGGAGCTTTAATTTATAATAACTCACAATCTAAAAAAGCAGTTTGCGTTTTAGATTTTGGTGGCGATAAAACCGCTACTGCTGGAACTTTTACAATTCAATTTCCAAATTTCACAGATACATTAGCTATCCTAAGAATATCGTAAGGAGGTAGTTCCTTATGGCGAACACTTGGGGCTCGTTAAAGTGGGGAGATGGTCTCTGGGGAGATCAAGGATCCGTTAGTGTTTCCGTTACCGGTGTGGCTGCAACGACTGCCGTTGGAAACGAATCAGCTTTTAATTTAACTGGATGGGGTAGAGATACTTGGGGGTCTCAAGTATGGGGTGGTACTGATGATGCTATCACTA